ATATCCCCAGGTGGGAATCATGGTCTGTTAGCCATCATTTTAAGGAATAGCCAGCAACTAACCCATCCCATTATGAAACTGTATATAAATTGAGTATCGGTCATGCCCAGCCCCTAACCATGTCAAGACCTGATTGTGTAATGGCGCACACAATGCCCTGAGAGCCCGTTGAGAGCGTCCTACGGATGCCTAAGTCATGAATAAGTCCTGCAGTGCGCAAGTCTGAGCATCGTTTCCAGTAGCCCTTAATTTCATGGCCTTGGGCTGATGCTCGAAGGGCTGCTTCCTCATCTGTGAGGCCAAGGATGGCGTCGGCATAGATGGCAAGAAGAATGGCGCGATGGCTGCCAACTTTCATGGGGCTGACTTGGCGTGATGTTTCAGGGTCTGTACTCCTGAACAATGGTAAATCAAAAATGATTTTCGGCATGGTGTGTTTCCTTTGGTTGAAGCCCTTTGAGTGGCTAAATGTGACTATACACAATTTGCGAAGTCAGTGGTGGATATCCCAATGGAAACAAAGATACCCACCACTTAGCCCTAGCTCGCTCAAACAAGCTAGGAGTTCTTACGGTTTTGGCACACTACGCCAAATGGCTTCGTATTCGTCGCCTGTCATATCTGCGTATTTTGGAGCAAGTTCGCAATGTATCCAAGTTGCTTTTTGAGACCCACCATTGTCCTGAGCAGACCAGTCTTTCCAGCCCCTGCCGATACGCCATCCACGGCCCCACGTTTCACAGCCTTTTTTAGTCAGTCCCGAATAGTCATGGACTTCTTCCAAGCCGAGCAAAGCAGCGTGTTGAACAAACCAGAGAATTGCCTCACGGCCTGCATTTTTGTCAGTTCCAAAAGAGGTGTCAAGCGCCCTAGCGGTCGAATGAACGGATTGAACCCCAGGCTTCCCGACAATGTCACGGACTACCCATGTCCCAAGGTTTTTGAAGCCCCATCTTTTGTTGCATAAAAGAACAAAACGTTCTGTGCCTGGGCGTTTTGCTTTTGCTATCCCGTCAGAGGTTCCTGTGTATTTGCTCATGCTGGTGGGTCTTTCGGTTTGTCCTTTAAGCCGTTACCAGCAAGCAAACCAATCAGGCCACCCGAAAGCGTGAGAAGCATTGAGGAAAGAATGTTGATTTGTTGGGCGTCAAGCTCTGCCATCTTTTCAGGCTGGGTCACAAAAAGCAGGCCGTACAGGATTGTAAAAACTGAGCCAACAAAAGAAAGCGTCAGGCCAAGTGCAACGACCATGACGATGCGCGCTTTAATTTCTTCATTGCTGTGTCTGTTGTCGGGTTTCATCTGCACTTTCCTCCTGTGCCGTATTGGGGAACTGTAGTCATTTCGACAATGGTTGAAGCTGTGACGCTCGAAAGGGCTTTGTTTTTAGTTGGTGGACAGTTGAGGCGTTCGCGGTCTGCGCAAGCGGCCAGCGATGCGCAAATAACCAATAGAATCAGGCTTTTACGCATTACGCGCTGATTTCAAACAAATAAAGGGATGATGTGACGCCGTTGAATTGAACTGCAACAGAAGATGAGTTGTTGGGGTTGCTAAATTCCACAGAGTAAGTCAATGATGAAGTGCTGGCAGGACTGTCTAAAGCAACAAGCGTTTGCGTTCCTCGGTTTGCAATGGCTGTGCCAGTATAGAAACAATTTTCAGTCAAATAGATTTGCGTTGCCCCTCTTAACATTTTCAAACTAATGCTGTTGTTAGCAGTTTCAGAACCTTTAAACATTCCGTTTACATGAGCAATAACAAGAATTTTACTTGTTGTTGATTGTGGAGTGATGGTGTCAGAAAGACCGAATCCTGAAAAAGTGTTATCGGCTTTGTTGGTCTGAGTGCTGTAACCCATTGACTTAACTTGCAAAACACGAAAAGCCCCTCTGAGGTCGTTTTGTTGTTGAGCCGTGAGGATAGCCCCAGCGACAAAACTTGCGGGAAGGTTGGTTGGTGTTGCCATATTTGTCTCCTTTTAGAAACTTAGAAGGTTGGAAGTGCTTAACGTGCCGAATATGGAATCGTTGAGCGTGAAATACGCATTCGCATCTGTTGATTCAAATGTGTAAGAAATGACATGATTGCCAGGAGTGATTGTATGGTTTACCCCTGAAATAATCAAGGTTTGAGTGTCGCTTGAAGGTGTTCCAACAACAAAGTTTTTAACCACTGTGCAGATGCTTGTGAGGTCAAGACTGAGTGCAATGTTTTGCTGTGCTGTGGTCATTGCTGATAGTTGGCTTTGTAAACCGTTAAACCTAAGAATTGGATTTTGATATCTACCCAAAAGGTAATTGCCTAACGCTGCCACTTCTGTGGTTGTGCTATTAAGCAGACTGAGAAGGCTGTATTGCTGGGACTGATATTGAGCAATTGATGTGGCGTTGCTGGTTGTTTGTACAGCGCCTGCTGGTGATTGAGTATTGATGTAGTTATAAAGCAGCTCATCACCATATTGGTTTATCAGACTGTTAAAAGGTAATCCTGTACCGTCGCCGTTAAAAGTAGCTCCTGCTACGGGGTTTAGGACGCTAGACCTTCCTTTAAATGTGAGGGTTCCGTTTGCACTTATAAACAGGTAGCCCTGCTCTGATGTGTTGATTTGCTGTAAATAATTAAGACAATTTGTGTCTTGGTCAATTGTAAAAGCCCCGAGAGTAGATGAACCAGTATCTATTGAACGTGCGCCTTGATAATTGATTTCGGTGTAGTTCAGGACGTTGTCAATTCGAGCGCCAGTTTTTTCAGCCGATGGCGTGACTAAATTGATTTGTTGGTTTGAAAGAACTGTAAATTGGTCAGCGCATTGCACCGTTGCTATATCGTTAAAGCCCAAATCATAATTAATATCCCAGTCAGTGACTAGCCCTGTATAAATGGGAATGCCGTTGGCAAAAATTTGAACGGGCAAACGGGGAACTATCCCTGTTTGTTGTGTCGCTCCCCCAATCCAATAGGGCGATGATTGGTTTGTCGGGTCAAATGTTCGTGTTTTGTTCCAAAGATTTATTTGAGCTGTTCCGCAGTTGAACTCGTCAAGTTGGCGTGAACGTCCACGGGTGATTGAGACGGATTGCACAAATTGGGTGACATCAGCAAATTGAATACCACCCAAAGTGCCACGGCCTGCAGTATCAAGGACGCCATAGAAAGCATCGTTAAGTTGAAAGTTTTGACCAAATCCGACAGTGGTTTGAAACCCAATAAGTACTTGAAGTTGTGGCTGTGTCATACGCTAACGAAAACTTGTCCTGAGAGTCTTTCGGCGCTCTTAATTGCTTCAATGATGTCACGCCCAACTTGGGCAGGGTTGCTGACTAAACCAGCATTAACGGTGATTTGATAATTTTTAGCCTGGTCTAATGCTGTTTGCCCTGCAGCAACATTGCCACCAAAGAAAGCATTACCAGCTGCAAGGCCAAGGTTTGATGCAGAAGTTGAAAGACCACCAAGTGATGCATTTAGACTTTCAATTGTTAAACCAGAAATACCTGTCAACATTTCTTGTGTTACTTGTGCGCCGACAACAGGCCCAAGGTTCATCAGTTGCGCAAGTCCAGCTTTTCCAAGTCCTTGACCAACCAAGGCAGTGAGGTTTTGAGCAAAGTGTTTTGCTTTTTCAATTTGATTAGAAAAGACTTGTGAATAACTGGTGTTTTTTGCAGTGTTTTGTGCTGTTGTTACTGCGGTTTCAGAGGATGCAACAGCGTCGTTAGCTTCTTTTAGTTTTAATTTTGCGTCAGTTAAATCGTTGGTTGCTTCAAGAATTGCATCTGCATCATCTCCCTTTTGGGTTTTGATTAGTTTTTTCATTGCGTCATCGACGTCTTTGGTGGCTTTTGCAGCGTCTGCATAGGCGTCTTTTCGGTCTTTCAAAGCGTCAACAACGTTTTCTTCTGCTTCTGTTTGTGTTTTGAAAGCATCAGCTAATGAAACTGCGCCATTAATTGATTCTGCGGTTGTGTCGGCAAAAGATTGAAGTTGGTCTTTGGCGTCTTGCAGGCTTGAAGCCACAGTATCAACAGCTGTAACGACTCTGTCGCGCAAAGTATCGGCGTAATCTTTTGCTTTTTCTTTTGCTTTTTTCTTTGATTCTGCAAGTTCGTCTGTTTTTTTCTTTAACGCTGCTGTTTGAGTAGTACTTAACTTTAAAGAGTCTGCATATCTTTCACTTAACAGTTTATCCATGTCACGGAATTGGGCTGCCGTATTGGTTACAACAACGGCTGTTGAATCAGATTCACCTGCAATTAAATGAAGCAAACTTGCAGCTTGTTCCATTCCTTTAATTAATTGTCCTGCAGGGCTCAGGTGTTTAAAAAGAAAGCCAAATGCAGTAACAAGTTTGTTTGTCTCGCCAGTTGACTTTTCTGTTGCAAGAGTCAAGCCCTTGTTCATGATGGTAGTCAAATCTGTTACAACGGGCAATAATTTTGAGCCTGCCATGGCAGAAAGGTCCTCTAGTTCTGCGCTGAGGATTCTACTTTTGTTTGCTAAGCCGTCTGATGTTTCAAGGAAATCGCCTTGTGCCACATTGGTTTTTTCCCAAATGATTTTCTGAACGCCAAGAATCTTTTGTTGAGCCGTTAACGCCCCTGAACCTTCATAAAGACCATCTTTGAGCAATTGTGCTTTGATAGAAGCGTCGTCAATCATGACGCCGTATTTTCTTATTGGTTCGGTTTCACCACGAAATGCGGAACCAATGGCAGCAACTGCATCTTCTGGCTTGGTGTTAAAGAAAGATGCCATGTCTGTTGCAAGACCAGTGAAATCTTTTGAAAAGTCCAGTAATGGTTTGCCTGATAAGCCAGCAGTTTTTCCAAATAAAGCAAAACTGTCTGCAGCGTCTATTGCTTGCTTTTTAGATTGTCCAAGATTCTTGGCAGCGCCATCAGCCCATGCTTCAATGTCAGTAGCTGAGTTGCCAAAAATAACTTTGTTTTTGCTGATGGTTTCTTGAAGGTCAGAGGCATCAGTTACAGCAGTTTGAATTAGCTTTGACACTGCTCCAGTAGCAACACCAATAGTGGCATAAGAGCCAACTAATGATTTGAGGGAACCTTGTGCGCCTTTGACTCCTGCGTTGTTGTAGGTAGTGACGATGGGAAGCGTTACTGCAGCCATTTGATTATTTCATTTCTCTGTTTACGCGCAAGATTACATCCTGGACGATGCCGTGAACGGTTGCTGTCAAATGAGGGAGGTGTTCTTCGCCTCCAGGCCACATATACCGAGATGGGCCTTTGCGACCTTTGCGTTCACCAGCTGTGTGAGGAACATCTTCTTGTTGCAAGTTTTCAACAAAGCGATTGCCAGGTTTGCCCAGATTGCGGGAACCTGCAACGTCATAAATAGCCCCAGCGGGGTTGGCTTGAATGATGCTGAACATTGAATAAGCCTTGTTTCCCATTTGGGATTTGCGTTTTGGGCCACCAAGTTTAAAACGGATGCCTCGAAGGATGAGTTGTTTGTTCCATTCCGTGGCTCCGCCTCTGCCAGCAACTAGCTCGCCACGTCCGATGCCTGATTTGCCACCAGATGAGTTAAATGGTGTTATATCAGAGTCAATGAACTTCAAATAATCCTTAATGGATTTAATTGTTGGCGCTGCTTCCTTGCGGATTTGGCGGTTCATTTCCTTCACATAATCAGGTTCAAGTTTTTTTAATCGCCTAAGCGTCTGGTCAAGGCCCTGAATCTTCATATCTGATGGAATGTTTGCCATTACTTTTTTTGCCTGTCTTGAAGGGCTTGGCTAAGGGTGCTGATGAGTGTTATCGGCATCTCTTTGAGGTCTTGCCAGGGAATCCCAGAAAGGATTAATCCTGCGATGACTCCGTGGATGCCGTCTCGCCAAAAGGGATGCGCTCCACGCGGTACGACACGCCTTTGACTTC